GTGATGCGTGCAAGCACAGACCAAGGCATTGAGTTGGTCTTGCAAAAATGGTACGACATCAACAGCATGACGATCAAGTATCGTATGGACACGCTGTTCGGTGTGGTTAACAAGAACCCAGAAATGTCTGGTATCTTGTTGTTCAACCAGTAATCCAGCAAAACAGACTGGGGGGCTTCGGCCCCCCTTTCTCAATAGGAGCACACCATGCCATTGACAAAAGGTTATTCAAGCAAGTCCATCGGCAAGAACATCAAGATGGAAAAGAAATCCGGCAAGCCAATGAAGCAGGCTGTGGCCATCGCATTGAATGTGGCCACCAAAGCAGCCAAGGCCGCAGGCAAGCCCAGCAAAGCACCTAAAAAGGCCATGAAATGAAGGCCGGTCTGTACGCCAACATTCACGCCAAGCGTGAGCGTATTGCAGACCAGAAGGCCGCAGGCAAAACGCCTGAGCGCATGCGCAAGCCTGGCACAAAGGGCGCACCTACAGCCGCAGCCTTCAAAGCCGCAGCAAAAACAGCCAAGCCCATGAAAAGAAAGGCCAAGTGATGCAGGACATCATCCTCATTCCAAGGTATGCAAAGAACAAAAAGCCTGTCAAGGTACGCAAGCCATCCAAGCCAATCGACGGTATAAACCACAGATTGATTCGAGAGCAGGCCGAGGCAGCAGCTCAGGCGGCAGCAGCTCAAGCCATCGTGCCCGAGGACGATGCATTGCCAACCCGCGAGGAACTTGAGGCAAAGGCCACCGAATTAGGAATTCGCTTTGATGGTCGCACAAAAGACAAAAAACTGGGACAATTGATCCAAGACAGATTGTCTGAGAACACAGGAGAATGACATGGGATGGACAAAGCGCCAATTCGTCGCACAGGCCTTCGAGGAAATTGGCCTTGCTTCCTACGTCTTTGATCTGACACCAGAGCAGTTGCAATCTGCCCTGCGCAGACTGGACACCATGATCGCAGCATGGAACGCACTCGGCATTCGCTTGGGCTATCCACTGCCATCCAGCCCCCAAGACAGCGATCTGGACGAGCAGACCAACGTGCCTGACAGCTCGAACGAAGCCATCTACACCAATCTGGCGATCAAGCTGGCACCCAGCTATGGCAAGCAGGTCATGCCTGACACCAAGATGACAGCCAAAGAGTCGTACAACACACTCCTGTCACGCGCAGCCATGCCAATGGAGCAACAGTTGCCAAGCACCATGCCAGCAGGCGCAGGCAACAAGCCTTGGCGCGTATACGACAATCCTTTCATCCGTCCGCCATACGATCCAGTCTTGGCCGGTCAAGATGGCCCCATCGAATTCAACTGAGGAACCACAATCATGCCAACCATCAATCAACTATCGGGCATCAGCCAAGTCTCTGGCGGTGATCTGCTTCCGGTTTATGTCTCCAACAATGGTGACGCTCGGAAGGTTTCGATCACGCAACTGTTGCAATACTTTCAACAAGTTTTTGCTGCACCTACTGTGGCCACAAACCTGTACACGCCAGGCACTGGCTTCAACGTTTCAGTGCCAACGCCAGTCAGCGAACAGCAATGGATGGTCATCCAGCCTGCTGGCACACTGGCCACAGGCACAGTCACTTTGCCATTGAACACTGGCACACCTGATGGCACTGAGGTTTTGGTCACCACCACCCAGCAGATCACAGCCTTCACGCTGGCGCTCAATGGCGCATCCAATGGCTATGGAGCACCCAGCACACTGGCAGCGCAGGACTTCTTCCGCATGCGCTTCTATCAAGCCACAAACTCGTGGTATCGCATTGCTTAATTTTTAGGAGAAAACCATGTCAGTCGTCAATCAATTTAGCCCACGCCTTGGCTCAAACCAAGTTGTCACACCAGCAGCTTCATCTGCCGCAATCACCATCAACCAACAGGACAAAGCAGTCCGTTTGGTCAACAGTGGCGCAAACATCTGCTACGTGCGAATCGGTGATGGCGCTGCAACCACAGCAGACATTCCTGTTCGTGCCAACAGCGAGATCATCATTCGCAAGTCAACAGAAGACACTGCTTTGTCGCACATCTCTGCATCTGGCACCACATTGAACGTGGCCACAGGAGAAGGCGGCATCTAATGGCCACCAAGGACTCAAGACTTGCTCGTGCTGGCGTGGAAGGCTACAACAAGCCAAAGCGCACGCCATCGCATCCGACCAAAAGCCACGTTGTCGTGGCCAAGGCCGGTGACCAAGTGAAGACAATTCGCTTCGGTCAGCAAGGCGTGTCTGGGTCTCCAAAGAAGGAAGGCGAGTCAAAGGCATCCGAGGCTCGTCGAGAATCATTCAAGGCCAGACATGCTGAGAACATTGCCAAGGGCAAGATGAGCGCAGCGTATTGGGCCAACAAGGTCAAGTGGTAAGCCATGCAAATCCCAATCCTAAACGGCATCTACGCTGACAACACGCCAGAGCTGCGCACCAGTTATCCGGTGAACATGATGCCAGTGCCAAAGAAGTCTGGCATCAGCAATGGATTCCTAAGACCAGGCGATGGCATTGTGGCCAACGGCACAGGCCCAGGCATTGATCGTGGCGGTGTCAACTGGAATGGCATCTGCTACCGAGTCATGGGCACAAAGCTGGTATCAGTGGCCAGCAATGGCACAGTGATGATTTTGGGCGATGTTGGTGGACCAATCAACACGCTAGTGACATTTGACTACAGCTTCGATCTGCTGGCCATTGCATCTGGTGGCCGACTGTATTTTTGGGACCCAGTGGCATCTACTCTCACACAGAACACCGACCCAGACTTGGGCGTGGTGCTTGATGTGGCGTGGGTGGATGGTTACTTCATGACCACCGATGGCGAATTTTTAGTTGTCACTGAACTATCAAATCCTCTGGCCGTCAATCCTCTGAAATATGGCAGTGCAGAAGCCGACCCCGATCCAGTGGTGGCATTGCTTAAACTGCGCAATGAAATCTATGCACTCAACCGCAATACCATTGAGGTGTTCGACAACGTGGGTGGCGAACTGTTCCCATTTGCACGCATTGAAGGCGCTCAAATTCAAAAAGGCGTGATTGGCACTTTTGGATGCTGTGTCTATATCGAGAGAATTGCATTCTTGGGCAGTGGTCGCAATGAAGCGCCAGGCATCTATGTTGGCGCAGCAGCCGTCACCCAAAAGGTGAGCACGCAAGAGATCGACAATTTGTTGCTGCAATACACTGAGGCACAACTTGCCACGGTCAAGCTCGAAGCGCGAAATGACAAGAACCACGAGCACTTATATGTGCACCTGCCAGATCGCACCATCGTCTACGATGCATCGGCATCTGAGGCACTTGGCGAGCAAGTATGGTTTACATTGACCACCACCGTGGCTGGCTTTGCGCAGTATCGCGCACGAAATCTGGTCTGGTGCTACGACAAGTGGTTGGTGGGCGACACACAATCCAATTCCATTGGATACTTTGTGCAAAGTACTGGTGAGCATTGGGGCCAGCAAGTGCGCTGGGAATTTGGCACGCTCATTGTCTACAACGAAAGCAATGGCGCAATATTTAATGAGCTTGAGCTAGTCAGCTTAACCGGCAGCGTGGCCATTGGCACCAATCCACAGATCAGCACCAGCTACTCGCTAGATGGAAAATCTTGGAGTCAAGACCGCTACATTACTGTTGGCACGACTGGAAATACCGCAAAGCGTTTGGCATGGTTTCAGCAGGGTCACATGCGCAACTGGCGCATCCAGCGTTTCCGTGGCGACAGCGATGCCCATGTGTCGTTCATTCGACTTGAAGCCCAGATCGAGGCACTGGCATACTGATGGCAACCGCACCAACATCACGTAGACTGAATCTGACGCGAGACCAACTTGCGCAGTTTTTGACTGATCAGCAACAGATCAGACAATTTGAATTGTTGTTTTCTGCCGTGGATGAACTTCAGGTCATTGTTGGAACAGACTTCGAGTACCAGGCAGACACGGCAGCAGCCACAGCAAACGAGGCGCTTGCACAGCTCGCTGCATTGGCACAAGATACTGGAGTCGAGGATGCTGTGCTCAATGCCAAGGTGCAACAGGCCTTGGATGCAGTCGCTCAACTGGCTCGAACACTTGAACTGATTGCGACTGCGCCAGCCATTGAAAACAACAACTCGGTGGTGACTGACTACATCGACTTCAATACCACCACGCCATCGCCAGCCGTGAAAGTTGGCCGGATGCATTGGAATGGTGGCTACACGCTCAATCTTGAGATGACACCAAACGTCAATCAAGCAATTGGCGAGTCGCAGTATTACTACATCAAGGCATCGGCAACTATCGCCAAAGGCCAACTGGTGATGTTCGATGGCTCTGTTGGTGCATCTGGCGTGCTTAAAGGCAAGCCATCTACTGGCGTGACAAACGGCCAGCTCATCATGGGCGTGGCAGCAGAAGCAATTGCCAATAATGGCTTTGGCCTAGTCTCCAGCTTTGGTCTGGTGCGAGGATTCAATACCACCGGCACACCATATGGCGAGACATGGGCAGACGGTGACATCCTGTACTACAACCCATCATTTGCTGGTGGCCTGACAAAAACACAACCAACAGCTCCAATCCCTCACGTTGTTGTGGCCGCAGTAGTCAATGCAGCCACAGCAGGCTCTGGGTCGGTCTTTGTCAGAGTTCAGGCCGAGCCATTGGTCAGTCAACTATCTGATGTTTACGCGCCAACGCCTGCCAATAATGATGTGCTGATTTATGACTCAGTTCAACAACGCTGGGAAAATGCTCCGATAAGCACAGCTGGCGCTGTCACATCAGTCACAGGCACATCGCCTGTCGTCTCCTCTGGAGGCACAACGCCAGCGATCAGTTTGGCTTCTGGTTATGGCGACACACAGAATCCCTACGCTGCCAAAACTGCCAACTATGTACTGGCCGCACCCAATGGTTCATCGGGCCTGCCTACATTCAGGGCTTTGGTGGCCGCTGACATTCCTGCGTTAAGTTATGTCAGCTCAATTGGCGTTACGGCTCCAATTACTTCAACAGGAGGCCTGACACCAACCATTGGCATCACCCAGTCGGGTACGGCCAGCAATGGTTATCTGTCAAGCACCGACTGGAATACATTCAACAACAAACAGCCAGCAGGAACTTACGTCACGGCTGTCTCTGTCGTATCGGCCAATGGCCTTGCTGGTACATCAAGCGGTGGTGCAACGCCTGCACTGACACTATCGACCACAATCACTGGATTGCTCAAAGGTAACGGAACGGCAATTTCTGCCGCTACGTCAGGCACAGACTATGCGCCAGCCACCAGTGGAACATCAATCCTGTACGGCAATGGCGCTGGTGGGTTTAGTAATGTCACCGTTGGTACTGGATTGTCATTTGTTGCTGGTACGCTGGCCTCAACTGCCAGTGCAGCAACAGCTCCTGTGACATATACGGCCAACTTCAGCGTGGCCGCAACAGATGAGTGGATCATCAACAACAAATCAGGATCGTCTTGCACTGCAACACTTCCTGCGGCATCGTCTTATACCGGCAGGGTTTTGCATTTCCAGAATTACCAAGCACAAACGCTAGTCTCAGCGTCATCAAACGTAGTTCCATTGGCTGGCGGTGCTGCTGGAACGTCGATTCTCTTGGCAAGTTCAGGTGACTCTGCGACACTTGTGTCAGACGGCTCTAACTGGCTGATGACACAATACGTGCCGAACAATATCCTTCTTTTGGAGTAAATTATGACCGTATCAATCAAGGTGCTAATCCCACCAAAGCAGGCCGAAGCCACTCAGACCACGCAGTACACAGCGACTAACTGCAAGGCGATCATTGACAAGTTCACGATCACCAACACCAACACGGCCAATGTGACCATTAGCGTCAACTTGGTGACAAGTGGCGGGTCTGCTGGCGCATCAAACTTGATCATGGATACACGCGCCATCGCACCTGATGAGACCTACACCTGCCCCGAGTTGGTTGGCCAAGCGCTTGAGTCTGGCAGCTTTATCAGCACAATCGCCAGTTCAGCCACATCGCTGACTATCCGCGCATCTGGCCGCGAAATCACTTAATCAAGGAGAACAGCATGGACAAATTCATGATGATGCCCAAGGGCTTTATGGGCTTGCCGATGGAGGAAGAATTCATCAGTACAGCCGAGAACAAGAAGAACACCCAGATCGTCATCGATGACTGGATGCTTGGCCCTGAGAATCCAAGCAACGAGCCAACGGCCAATAAGACATACTGGATCGCTGTGGGCAAGGCCATGCAAGTGGACGAAAAAGAGGCTCGTCGTCGTCGCTGCTCCAACTGCGAGTACTACGACAACAGCACCATGACACAGGCCAAGATGGAGCGCATCCCCCGCAATGACTGGGACACCGATGCTGGTTTCCGTGGTTACTGCACCAAATTCGAGTTCATCTGCCACGACCTGCGCGTCTGCCAGGCATGGGAAGAACGTGAATTTGAAATGGAAGATTGACCAAATGCCAAAATGTGGGAAAATAGAGCCGCTGAGTCTATCGGGCCACCAGCAGCTCACCCTGAACAGGAGTTGCGCATGACTGGTATCGAATGGCTTAAAGAGAACCTGCAAAGGGTTCTTCTGTTGCCTGCGCCAGTCGTGGAATGGCTTGTCATGGTCTACGATGCCATTCAGGTGTTTGACGATGTTGCCGATGGCGACACGGTAGAGCGCAAAGACCTGAATGCAACCATCTGGAACACTCTAGTTGGAATGCATCAAAACCAATTTTTTATTACCCATAGCCACCATCTTGTGCCACTGCTCGCAGCCATGATCTTGAAGTGGCAAGCCTCCGACCAAGCAGAACGTGCAGGCGAAGCCGATGCCAGATCATTCGTCTGGCGTGCAGGCTACTATGACCTAATCCTGATGGCAGTATCACTTACGCATGGCCCAGGCTTTGCCACAAATAATGCTCACTTGGTCATGGAGTTGTATGGCGAGAAATTTGAAGACTACATGAAGGAGTTCGGCAATGCCTGATCCAATAACCGCCCTAGTCGTTGGTGGAAGCCAACTTATCGGAAGTTCAATGCAGGCCAGCGCTGCTGGCGATGCAGCAGCCATTCAATCTGGTGCAGCACAAGCAGGCATTGAAGAACAGCGCAGGCAATTTGATGCCATGCGTGAATTGCTCAAGCCTTACACAGAGGCAGGTCTACCAGCACTTGAAGCACAGCAAGCCTTCCTTGGTCTGCAAGGACCAGAGGCAGAACGTGCGGCCATCGAGCGCATCAAAGGTGGTGAGACATTTCAAGCACTTGCCAGTCAAGGCGAGGAAGCATTGCTTCAGCGTGCATCGGCCACTGGTGGCCTGCGTGGTGGAAACATCCAAGGCGCACTGGCTCAATTTAGACCTCAACTTCTATCCAGCCTCATCGAGCAGCAATATGGCCGACTTGGTGGTCTAACCACAATGGGCCAGCGCTCTGCTGCCGGTGTTGGCGCTGCTGGTATGGAGACAGGCACTAATGTGGCCAACTTGCTGGCCCAGCAAGGCGCAGCCAGAGCTGGTGGCGAACTTGGTGAGGCAAAGGCTTATGGCCAGCTCTTTAATCTGCCTGCTCAGTTTCTCGGCATGCAAATGGGCGCAGGAAAAACAACAGGACTTGGGTTTTAAGGATTAGAACATGGCAACCATTAACCCATTCCAAGCACCAATCAACTACGCAGTAGAGGTGCAAAGCCCATTTGAGTCCGTACTTAGTGGTTTTAAAATTGGTGCAGCTGGTGCAGAAGCACAAGCAAAAGCACAAGCACTTGAACAAGCAAAGAAAGTTCAGACAGAACTTTCCACTTTGTTTAGTAATCCAAATGCAACTGCTACAGACTTTGCTCGCGTATCTTCCATGCTGCCAAAAGATCAAGCAGAAGGTGTGCGCAAGGCATTTGACATGATGTCAGCATCTCAGCAACAAAACAGATTGACTCAATCTGGCCAAGTCTATGCAGCCATGAAGTCTGGCCAAGTTGACATTGCAAAAAATCTGCTTAAAGAACAAGCAGACGCACTCCGAAATTCTGGCCGTGAGCAAGATGCCAAGGCGACAGAGACCTATCTGCAACTGATTGATGTCAATCCAACTGGTGCACAGACAACCATTGGATTGATGATGGCCACATTGCCTGGCGGCAAAGAACTAATTGAGAATGTCGACAAGACACTTTCGACAGGCAGAGAAGAAGCCAAAGCTCCAGCTGCACTGCTTGAAGCCAGAGCAAAGGCTGACAAAGCCGTTGCAGATGCCACCACAGCTCAGGCTACCGCCACCAATGCAGAAGAAAAGGCAGCAGCTGACGCAGCCAAAGCAACGGCAGATGCACAAAAAGCGAAGGTCGATGCTCAGTTTGCAGGACCACTGGCACAAGCCAACCTTAATTTGAATGCTGCACAGATCAAGAATATCAATAGCGAGATCAGCAATCGAGCTGCAAAGTTGAATCTTGATGTTCAGACAATGCAGGCCACAGTTGCAGAAAAGCTGTCAAGCATTCAAAAGAATTTGAATGAGTTGCCATCAGACACCCGAAAACTGATAAATGAGTCTGCAACATTAGCCGCGACATCGAAGCAATCAGCTGAACAATTTAATGATCTAGCCAAGCGCCTAGACGAATCTGGTGGTGGTTATGGTGTGTTCTCAAGCGCCTCAGACTTCTTGAAAAAGGGCGCTGGCTTCCAAGGTGGTATGACGCAACTGCGTCAAGAATACACACGCCTTCGCAACACTGCGGCCATCAAGTCTTTGCCACCAGGACCAGCCACTGACAAAGACATTGCAATGGCCTTGAAAGGCTTCCCAAGCGACAACGCATCTGCTGGTGACTTGTCCAGCTTCTTGCGTGGTATGGCCAAATTGCAAGATGTTGACGCATCCATCAATAATGCCAAGACAGACTGGCTTGCTCAGAACAATGGCACGCTCACACGTGCTAAGAACACATTTGTTGCTGGAGACTATGCAACAAAGCCTGGTGAGACATTCAACGACTTTTCACAGCGCATCATTGGAGATGTGTCGAAAAAGTATCGCTCACCAGAACAGATCGCAGAAGACAGACGGCAGCAACTTGTTTCTCAGATTCCAACTAATCAAGCACAAGTGCCTGCGGCAGCAGCTGCGGCAGCGCCAGCAAATATTCGCTCACAGGCTGACGCAATCCTGCGTGGAGGTCAATAAATGGCAACAGCCGACGAATACGCAGCTTGGATCGTCAAGAATTCCGCAAAACGCGGAACTCCTGAGTTCGACACCGTGGCACAAGCCTATCAGCTTGCAAAGTCAGAAGAAACTACGGCAGTCACGCAGCAACAGATTGCACAACCACCAGCACAGCCTAGCATTGGCCAACAGATTGTTGGTGCTGGTGAAACAGCCCTGACATTGGGAACTGGTGCAGTTGGTGGCACGCTTGGCACACTGGCTGGAACACTGCAAGGTTTGTCACAACAAATCCTGTCAGGAAACTTTGGCACACCAGAAGCCATGCGTGCGGTCGAGAAGGCCGCAGCCGAAGGTGCACAGGCGCTCACTTACCAGCCACGCACCCAAGCTGGCCAAGAACAAGTGCAGGCCGTTGGTCAGGTATTAGCCAACGTCTTGCCACCAGTCCTGCCTGCAATCGCAGCCCCAGGCGCTGTTATGCAAGCCGCACGCACAGCAGTCCCAACTGTTGGCGCAGCAGGTCAAATCGCAAGCGCAGCAGGTCGTCGGGCAGCAACCGCAACAGGCCAAGCTATTGCCAAGCCTGTACAAGCGGCCACAACAGCCGTTCGTGAGACTCTTGGTATGGAAGTAGCACCAGCACCAGCGCAAGCCGGTGCGCGTGTCTCAGCAGGTGCAGCAGCGACACCAGAGGCTTTGCGTCGAACCACTACTGCCGAAACCTTGCCAGTACCAGTCACCCTTACAAAAGGCGCGGCCACGAGAGATGCCCAGCAACTGGCTTTTGAAAAAGAACAGATAAAGAGCGATCTTGGTGGCCCACTGCGCCAACGTGCCGAGGAAAACAACCTGCAAGCCTTGCAGAACTTCGACGCATTGGTCGACATGACAGATGCGCAGCTCATGGACTTGTCTAGCACAGGAGGCGCGGTCGTCAAATCCTTGACCGAAGGCCTAACAGCCGCCAAGAACAGGACTCGCGCAGCCTACAAAGCAGCCAAAAAAGCTGGCGAGTTGGAGAACAACGTTACCCTCAGCACTGTGGTGGACTACATCAACGAGAATATCCCAGAGGGCGACTTGGCCCCAATACTCAAAGCAGCACAGCAGAAGGCCATTGCCATTGGTGCGGCAGTTCCAGACGCAGACGGCAGACTCGTGGCCCAGCCCATCACCTTGCGCCAAGCAGAAAGCCTACGCCAGACATTCCAGCGTGCTGGGTTTGAAGGTGCAGATCAGTTCCACGGTGGAAGCCTGAAACGAGCCTTTGATATTGAGACAGAAGGCCTTGGTGGTGATCTTTACAAAAAGGCCCGTCAAATTCGCCTTGAACAAGCACGCAAGTTTGAAAATCGCGCCATTGTTGCTCGTCTCATCAAGAATCGCAAAGGCATGGAAGACCCACAGGTCGCAGCCGATCAGGTTTTCCGAAAGTCCATCCTGAACTCGTCGCCAGAGGAAATAACGTTTTTAAAACGTGTTCTTTTGACCAGTGGAAACGATGGCCAGCAAGCCTTCAAAGAGTTGCAAGGTGCAACAGTTCGCCATCTGCGCGATGAGGCCACTAAGGGCATGGGCATGGACTCACAAGACCGGCCTTTAATCTCTCCTGCAAAACTGCATCAGTCCGTACAAGCACTCGATGCCAATGGACGACTCGATGTAATTCTTGGCAAGAAAAACGCACAGATCGTGCGCGACCTTGATGATGTCGTGCGCTACGTCACTACAGTGCCACCAGGCACATTGGTGAACAGCTCAGGCACAGCAGGAACACTTCTGGCAGCAATGGCAGAAGCAGGCGCTACAGGAGCACTGACAGGCCTACCATTGCCAGTTGCATCTGGCATACGTCAGATCATCAAAATGCGTCAGGAAGGACGCACCAAAGCAAAAATTAATGAAGCCCTCAATGCATTGCCACCAGTGCAACCTTGAGCCATAATTCAACTAGGAGAACCAATAAATGTCCGCACTTGAAGTCACCCCACCATTCCCAGTGTTTTCTGACATTGATGGTCAGCCCCTTGAAAATGGCTACATCTGGATCGGAGCAGTCAACCTCAATCCACAGACCAATCCAATCAATGTCTATTGGGATTCCTCTTTAACTATTTCAGCCACGCAACCTATTCGCACACTTGGTGGTTATCCATCAAACAGCGGAACGCCTGCACGCCTGTACGTCAATGCAGACTACAGCATTCGCGTGATGAACAGGAACGGAAGCACAATCTACAGCTCTTTGAATGACAATGCGTTGTCTGGTTCAGCAGCAAGTAATGCTACTGGTAATGGTGTACAAACCATTTTCCCAGTTTCTTCTGTTCCATTTGCAATTTATATCAATGGCGTATACCAGAACAAGAATACATACACAGTTTCTGGCGGTAACGTGACATTCAGCCAAGCGCCACCAATCACTTCGTTGATTGAATTTGTGATTTAAGTCTGTCAAAAAACATCAACTTAAAAGTTAGATATTTGTGAGCAATAGCAAAATATCAGCACTAACCTCTGCAACCACGCCATTGGCGGGTACAGAGGTTTTGCCGATTGTGCAATCAAGCGCCACCGTAAAAGTTGCAACAAATGATTTAACGGTGCGAAATATTCGCGCTAATGCAACAACAGGTATTTTGCAAGTTACTGGACCCACTGCTGGAACAACTCGCGTGGCGACTGTGCCAGATGCAAATTGGACTGCTGCGAGAACAGATGCTGCCCAATCATTTACTGGTGATCAAACCTTAAGCACAGGCAACCTAATCATTGGCACAAACGGCAAAGGCATTGACTTTTCCGCTACACCAGGCACTGGCACAAGTGAGCTGTTTGCCGACTATGAAGAAGGCACTTGGACACCCACATTGGTCGCTTCTGGCGGTGGTGCTTCAGCCGTTGACTTTACGGGTCGGTACACAAAAATTGGCAATGTCGTTTATTTCAATGCGTACATGAACGACAGCGCAAGCAACGCATTTGGAACAGGCTCTTTGACATTTGGTGGCTTACCCTACACTTGCGGAAGTGCAGCAGCACAGCGTGGTGTTGTAAGTATTCTCACTAGACGAATTACAAAGCCAGCAACATCTACACAATTGGTTGGATGGGTAAATTCTTCCGCAACCACAATTGCTTTGTTTTGGAGTGGTACTGATGGAAATGGTTTGACTACGCTTAATGCAACCGATGTTAGCATTGCAAGTCAAGTTATTTTTGCAATATCAGGTTTTTATCAAGTTTAATTTAAACACAGAGGTCAAAATGTCACTAACTAAAGCATCTTATTCAATGATTACTGGCGCACCTGCTAATGTCATTGACTACGGAGCAGACCCTACTGGCGCTGCTGATTCAACTGCTGCCATTCAAGCAGCCATTGATGCAAATGATTTA